AAGAATGGTGGTGCCCAATACGCGCTCACCGCTGTCCTGACCACTCTCCTCTCGATCGTGGTCTACATGCTGATCTCCAGCATCTCCACTCGTGTTTCCAAGCCTGCGCAGCCCGTCTACGCGGTATCCCGTTAAATTTTCTTTTTCATGAAAGAAATCAGTAATATACCCAGGAAGGTAATTACCCCAATATAAACAAACACCTCACGGTTATAAGGATTCTTAAATTCCTCTGGAATGCTTATTAACGATTTTTCCTCCTTTTTCGGTAAAACATCATCGAGTACAACCTTCGTAAGATTCGCGAGTTTATCAGTAGAGCACGTCACTTCAAATTTCAATAAATGATCTTGATTTCTGAAATCATATGGGATGAGACGTCCATGACTCATATAGAAAAACTCGATTGTCAATTCCTTTATAAACTTTTGTGGTCCAGAGTGAAAGTGATGTATGATCGGATCATCTAAACCATTAAAGTTTACAACATCTGAACCATTGAGAAGTATATGACCTGTGTAGAAGGGTGTAGAGGTGTATACATCCTGATCAAACCCATCTGACCCTGAGGTAACCTTAAGTACCAGGGAATTAGGACCATCTAAATTAATAGCACCAGACCTGAGTACCCTGTTCGTAGACGCATGGTCAATTGAACCAAACCCTAAAACTTGGTGTGGTGTCGTCACGGAAGATGAAGTACTCGTGTGCCCATTCGTTCCGTCATGAAATTCAAATGTAAAATCATTGTCACCGGCTATGGTATTTGAGAAGACTAGACCATTTGTATCGGTATCAAATACAACGGAATCTACATTGGATCCGGGTGGTGCCAATTTGATAGCGAGATCTGAAGCGAGTACAGTTCCAGATGAATAATTGGTTTCATCTAAAGTTATGACTGTTCCATCTACACTGAAACTTTTATTTGATGCACATGTTGTTAATTGTGGTGTAGGTATACGCGCAGAAATCAATTTAACTTGAGACACGTCATAAATTGGGTTTTCTAAGTGAATGACATAGGTATTAGCATATGGATGCACATTCGACTGGCGCTGACTACTATCGATATTAAGGTTATGAACCTTCATTAAAATAACGGGATACTATTTTAATGAGTGTTTTTATCTAATTCAAAGTGAAATTTTATTGAGAAAGACTGTGAGATAATGGGTTATTCTGAAGTTGTGTCTTCGCAATATCGAGACGCCTGGAGTTGGGGTTTTCGTTACCCTTGTAGGCATTGAACTGATGGTACTCGTTGTTCTTGTAATTTTGCGTCCACCCACCACTAGCCGCGTTGACACGACCATCGACGCGAGTAGTATCAGAACGAACCGCTGTCAGCTTACCACCTTGCTTGAGAGCACTCTCGCGCACATTCATGCGACCAGCGTTACCCATGCGGTTAGGTTTACCACGACGATCTTCGGGGCGGAAACCATATTTCATCAGTTCCTCATTACTTTTAGCGTTAACTTGCGCGGCTGCACTATTAGTGTATCCACCGACAAAGTTAGTAATACCTGGAGTGGGTTGATTGTTGTATATGTATTGTTCATCGTTGCGATCAGTCCTGAACCTTGTGGGATTCTGTGCAATAGTTTGAGCGGATATGAAGCGCCTGGCACCATTGAAACCTAAACCATCGGTACGAACACCAGTTTCCGAACGGTTGGTAGTTCTCTTAGTCTTCTCATGCTCTGTGCGGGGAACAACACCCGACATACCTTGAGCGCGGCCAGGCATCGCAGGTAATCGACTAGGGAGGTGAGTAGTGGTGGCAGGCTTATTATGTGTCAACTCACCAACCTTCGCCGAACGACCACCTGTAACATCGTGGGCAGGACCACTGCGTCCTGGTAATGTAGTGAGTCTATATTCACCCACGTTGACTGGGTTAACTCGCAGTGATTGTTGAAAACCACCAACAGCTGGTACATGAGCACCGACACCGAGACCTGGACCGACGAGTTGTTTTTCGACGGGAGAGAGATTATTCATGCGACCTTGGTCATACATACGATTGCGTAAATCTAAAACTTCTTGACCACCACTGCGTTGTTGCCTGGAGATATCTGCGAAACTTTCAATTTCTTTCTTCTGTTGGGCAGGTACTCGGGATACAAAATCATTTTCCTTGAAATCTTGGAATTGAGCTGGCTGAGTTTCCTTAGGGCTTTCAGATCTTTCGGAGATGGATGTATAATTTTCAGGTTTCTTACTGAGAGAACGCCCGGCGTAGACCAGTCCGGCTACGGCGAGTAATGAAATTGGGTCAGCCATTCTTACTTCTTATTAACATTTTTATTAATATATCTTTGGTCAAACAAACCATTCTGGAGCTCAGCGCGGGTGCTCGAAGGTTCATAACTTCTTGTACGAAGGGGAACTTTGCATGACATATCAGTTAGAGGGAAAAGGTTACGCTCGAATGTAGGTACAATAACCTTATTGAAACGGGTAGTGGCTTGGGGACGAAGTTGATCGGAGACTTCTATGTATTCAGCTGGTGAGCCCTTACCAGCTTTGTATGGAGCAGTTCCGTAAAGCATAGTGTTAGGTCGAGAACCGTAATTTAATTGACTGGGCTGAGGGTAAACAAATACCTCATCAGTCGCTTTCACACTTGGTAGGGCACCAGCGTTTTCAACAATCGAGAGACCGGGTTGGAGTTGATACGCCATTTATTATTACATGAGAATATTAATCTAACTATAGGTTCCGCCACCACCTCGCACACGACCACCACCTCGGGGACCTCTAATGTCACCATCTCCACCGAGACCGGCGAAAGCCTCTAATTGGACACCACGCGCATCAGGATTGCAGTACCTGGAATCACTCTTACACATCGGTCCATTCTTGGGTCCATATAACCATTCAGCAAATTGTGTTTGATCGCCTGGTATTTGACTCACCGGGGCAGTCACAAATTGCCTTTCTATAGCATTTTTCTGAAATTTTGGTAACGACGAACGAGAACGTCCTGAATCGAAAGGTATGTCTTGTGTGACGAACTTATTAGGGTGTGAGTAATAACACGCCTCTAAACGGTTGGGTGCATCAGTGTAATCTGTCATGAGCACGTTAGCCATAGGGTTATCACGAGTTGGTTCTTGACAGTTAGAAGTCGTCTTCATTGAATATTTGGACGTCTCTTTCACCATATTGGTTTTGTATAAAACAAAAATAACAGTCAGAACTGTCAAAGCCAAAACATAGACTCTGGGATCACGGCGAATTAAAAATATGACGGTAGCAATATAAATTATAAATCGGGAAGCTGCATTAATTCGATCTTCTGGTGTTTGCTCACTAGTCGGCCAAAATTGAGAAATTTGGTCACGTCTGATGAGTTGCTTAGGATCGTCGAACCAGGCTTTCATTTAATATAGGTTAAGGTTTATTTTTTGAGAAGACCCTGACCAGGATCACCCATGCCACCCATCATACCACCAATCATCTTCATCAACGCCTCCTGGTCAATCCCCCCATCCCCAGTTTCAATTTTATCAGCACAATCCTTTGCTAACCCTTCGATCATGGTTAACGTATCGGCGGGGATAGAGATGATGGTACTACCAAGCATGTATAATGTCTGGAGGTATTGCCAGGTGGCTTCCTTTGTGTTATGCGATAACTTGGACCAATACGACTTTACATCGAGATCCTTGAGAAAATCGATGTTCTCAATTTCCTTTAGAATAAACTGTTCATCCTTGGAAGAGATATGTCCAGCGTAAGGTGTCACACCATTCATAAAACCATCCACAACGAGACGGGGGTTGGCGGTTTTCAAAACGTCGAAAGACGTCAACATTTTCTTAATGCCTTTTTCCTCTGGAAGAGTCTTGTGCAATTCCACAAGAAATTGACCCATCATATCGTTGAACGCAGTAACGGAAGCCATTTTCTTAATATAAACCTGTAATCTTTAAGTTTCAGAAAGGATCTGTAGATATAGACTCCTTTTTACCTAAACCATTAGAGACGATGAAAAATACGAGTATCGCATTTAAGACAGCGGGTTTTGTGTATTTATTTAATTCTAATTTACCTTCATTATTGAGGTGAGCTTTGAGATGAATATAACCAGCAGTTATTAAACCTGCAATCAATGCGGCACTGAGTGGGTCACGAAAATGTTCTGACAACGACTCCATTTAATTATAGGCAAGTTTTTTTGTACGCTGCTCTGGTGCGTCACCAAATAAAACACCTTCATCTTCCTCCTGGGCTTGTGGTCTAAATTCGGGTTCGGGTTCGGGTTCATGCTCGGGCTCAAGCTCGGGTTGAGTATGAACACCTGGAACGGTCTTGAACTCGTTAGCGAGTCCGTATACTTCCTCCACTTCAGGGGGTCCTCCCTCTTCGGGGGGTGTAAGCTCCTGAGGATCCACCGGTTCACACATAGGTTCCTCTAAAGGTTCTTCCATTTCATCTACCACGTCCGGGTCTATGGTATCTTCGACCTCACCATTAAGATCTATATCTCTAGATTCTTGGGACATATATGTTTGAAGAATTTGTTGAACAGGAATCAACTCTTTGACAGTGGTTTCAATGGCGGTACAAAAACGCATCGTTAAACTTTCATCGCGCGTATATTCACTTTGTTCATTATGGAAAATGTATGGATCCTTGTACAGATCCTTGGCGATGTTATTGTAACAAGATTGAATGAAGACTTCATTCGTTGGTAATTTAAGTGAAATTTTCTTATTACCCGCCTTGAGACGAACAGCTGAGAGAATCTTGGTGCACGCTACAAAAACAGCGGCTAAAAGATCATTGAACCAGGCACACCTATCGGCGATATTATCCGTATGCTGTTTAGACATTGCATTAGACCAGTTGGGAACTTCTTTCAGTAATTTCTGGAACATGATGAGGATCTTCCGTCCCTTGGAAATCTTAACAGATTCCTTGTACATTTCATCAAAAACTTCAATCATAGGGGGGCACATGATGAGACATAACTGTCCGAGGTATTCCTTCTTAGCCTCGACGAGTACGTTCAAGTTGTCCATTTATGATTAATAGGGTTTTTAAAAAGCTTATTTCCTACGCACCCCCCCTGTACTTGTTCGCTATCTTCTTAAGATTCATGAGATTTGGAAATCCTGAATCGTCGTCGTCATCATCATCATTCTTACCCTTTACCTTTTTGGGTTTAGGCCATGCAACGTATAAATCATACTCGCTTATAAACTGGACAGTGAATCCACCCCTTATGAATTGTCTAGCCACATAACGACACGCGGATGATCTATCGAATACAGGGTACCCTATTAAAAAGAGAGGTACTGTTAAAAATACTTGTTTGTGACCAAATTCGACTGACTGTTTTATCTTAGAAGAAAACTGTTCATAAATTTTAGTATATATTTCCTTTTTAATCACTTTCTTCTTTTCATCAATTTTTATAATGTCATTGATGTTGATCATTACAATTACATCAACTTATTTTTAGCCTCTTCAAACTCACTTATGGTTGGTGTGGCAACCTCCTTGACTAACTCAAATTTAATGAATTCTTGACCAGGGGACCCGTCTGTAAAAGCTTTTACATCATTCAACTCTTCACTATCGATTGGCTGGGAACGAAGGGATGTGAGTTTTGTGGTATCACCTTTCACCTCGAATGAAGCTACGATAGAAAAGCCGTACGAGAAACCTTCCTTTTTCATGACCATAAATGCACACTCATAAATGTCATTCTCTTGCCCATTATATTTCTTAATTTTAGCAGTTTCTATGATATAGGTGGGAGTACCTATTCGCTTGGAGATTTCGTTATTCGCTTGAATGGTGAAGATGCCCATCATGTCATGGTTCACTGAAGCCTCAACCTCCTTGTACCCTGTTAGGTTTGGTCTGGGATCATTGAGACGGATATAGTCTACAGGTTTGGTGTACCCTGAAAAACCGAAACTCTCAGTGAATGGTTCACGCCTGGTCAATAAAATTACCAAGAGAATGAGAAGCAAAATCATATATACCTTCATCTTTACTATAGTGCGTTAATATTTTTTTACTAAATACCGTATAAATATTAGAATGTCACTGCTTATATACAGTCCAAGGTGTAAACATTCGATGGATATCATTGAGTATATCAAAAGTCAGGCACAATTGAAACAACTCGTACAATTCCATAATGTGAATACACAGGGGATACCTAGAAACTTTCAAAATAAGATCAAACGTGTTCCCACCATGCTCACTAAAAATGGAAAGATTCTCGTGGGTAACGAAATAAAGAACTGGTTAGACTCACTCCTACCAAAGAAAGAGATTGAACATGGAGGATTTGGAGATGTATGTTCTATGTCCAGTATAGATGGTAATGAGAGAGACACGTCCCTCTTCTACCTCGATAATTATGGACAATCTCTTCAGCCCGCGATGACTAAAGAACTTGAAGAGAAAATAAGTAGAGATGTATCTAAAGGTGAAGCGTATACAGATTTAAAGATGTAACGCATTAAATTTATAGACATGAAATTGGTTTCAATACAAGCATCTGCTTTTAAGTCAACTTTTGAAGTTTTAAAGGATATACTTAATGACGTGAATATTTACTTTAGGCCACAGGGAATGTATATTGTTACCCTGGATACTGCAAGAACATCATTGATTGATATGTTCTTAGCGGCTGACAATTTTGAAGAATACCACTGTGATCAAGAAGAAATTATAGCCGGTATCAATATTTCAAACACGTTCAAGCTACTGAAAATAATTACAAACAATGACGTTCTTCAAATTGAAATTACATCGAAAGAATATATGGATATTACAATTACGAGTGAATCAAAAAAGACGAGTTCTAAATTTCAACTTAAACTGTTAGATATCAATGAAAGTCGTATAGAAGTTCCTGAAGTTGAGATGTCCACGGTGACAATTCTACCCTCATCAGATTTTCAGAGATTGTGCCGTGATATGTACAATCTCGGTTCAGAGATTGGTATTACCCGTGATGGTAAACAACTTAAACTAAAATGTGAAGGTGATTTCGCAAATCAAGAGACATGTATAGAATGTCCCGAAGAAAGTCCATGTATTACGGGTTTATATAGTCTGAAATATCTGAATATCTTTACAAAGGCGACGAGTATGTGTGCGTCTGTGCAAATTATACAAGAAACTGGAAATAGATTTTTGATTTTAAAGTATAACGTCGCGAATCTGGGCGAGCTCAAGTTCTATTTAGCAACTAAGGTACCCGAAGATCTGTTGTAAAGTTCTCCAATGTCGATACTGTTTTTGACATACCAAATGAATTTTTTATAATAATTTTAGGTAAATATTCCTTCAAGTGTTCTCGATCGTAATATAAAAATTGTTCGATTGAAACCTTTTGAGTGTGGAAATCACCCCGAGGACCCATATATCGTTTCACCTTTTCAGTAATGTCTCGCATCGGTTTATCATCATGATCAACGATCCAGGCACTATTCAAAGGGATACTAAAGTGCATTGCATTATCTTCGCCTTGACCAGGTTTGAAATTGATATCATTCGAGATACCCGTGTACTTCTTACCATTGAAGTAATATTTTACCCGGAGGATTGTATACTTGACATTTTGTGGAACTATCGTGTTGCGAAATTTCATACCTGTGACATTCGTGTAGTATTCATCAAGAATTTCATCTTCCCAATCTTTACTTTCTTTCATCCAAAAATCATCTTCAATCATATAGTCTAAGTCGTGATCTATCATATATTCAAGTTCTTCAGAAATGATCGTGTAATCTCTAGGCGTGACGATGTGTTTGTAGAAGAAGAAAATACTACTTAAAAGTTTGGTAAGCATCTCTTTATAAGGATGGAAGGTAATTTTTTAAGTAGATATAACAATAAATTGGATGAATGGACAAAACTTATAGAAAATGATCCCGGTAATCGTAGAAAATATGAAAGTGACATGTCGGACTATATGATAAAGTGTATGCCGTTCATGAATTTACATATAGATGATGGTGAAGATAAAATAAATACCGATAATGTATTTAATGTCAAAGAAACCATCGGTCTAAAAAGAAAGGATATATTCACAGATTATCTCGTCGAAGTAGAAAAACAAAATATATATAGACCGACACAGAAGACGATTGATATATGTTTGACATGTCCAGATAGTAATATTATTCATTACACACAAACCGCTGATTTAGTGTGCGACGGTTGTGGATTAATAGTTGCTAGAGCGATCAGTGAAGAACTGACCTACAAAGAAGAACAAGAAACATCTGAAAAAATTGTAAACTATTCATACAAGAGGGAAAATCACTTCAATGAATGGTTGTCACAATTTCAAGCACAAGAGACCACTACCATACCTCCAGAAGTCATGGAACAATTGCGTTCCGAACTCAAGAAAATGAAGGTTAAGAAAGTAGAAGATATCACACACGCAAAGGTTAGGGGTTTGTTGAAAAAATTAAGATTGAATAAATACTATGAACATGTTCCCTATATAGCCAATATTCTCAGTGGTATTAAACCCCCAAATATGCCACAAGAGTTGGAAGAATATCTTCGAATAATGTTCAAGGATATTCAAAAACCATTCGATGATAACTGCCCCATGGAAAGGAAAAACTTCCTCAGTTACTCCTATGTCCTCTATAAATTTTGTGAACTTCTCAGTGAGGATGAGTACCTTCAATATTTTCCCTTACTCAAGTCTAAAGAAAAATTATATCAACAAGATGTTATATGGAAAAATATTTGTCATGATCTCAAATGGGAGTTTATACCTACAATATAATTACTTTTTATATTATGAAACAACTTTTAGAAAAGATAAAGATGTATTTAAAGAATTAATCAAATATTTTTCTAATGACAGAGTGTCCAAACTTTTTAGTGTGTCATAAAATGTATGATCCAAGATTGAAAGTTTGTAGTTCATGTTTCTGGAGATTCAAGAATGAGGTTCTCGAATTCAAAGATGATGAATGTTCAATTTGTCACAAGACTATTAAATGTGTCAAATTTAGAAAATGTTCACATTTTGTTTGTCTCAAATG